GTTACAGCACGGCGGGTGCCAGCGGCGATTGCAGCACGGCGGGTTCCAGCGGCGATTGCAGCACGGCGGCAGCCACTGGGGCTTATTGCGGGGCAAAAGCAGATGGAAAAGACAATGTCGCAGTCGCAAACGGCGCACACAGTAAGGCACGGGGCGTTCTTGGCTGCTATCTGGTGCTGACTGAGTACGACGATGACGGCAATATGCTGTGGGCAAAGATGGCAAAAGTAGACGGCGTTTCTGTCAAGGAAAACGTCTGGTACACGCTCAAAAATGGTGAGTTCGCGGAGATAAAGCTGTGAAAAAGCACTGCAAAACCAAATTGAGAGAAAGGAGCAGGCCATGCAAAAGCCGAGCCTTACGATAGGCGAATGTGTCCAAATTCTGCGGGATAACAACATCTCAAAGACCGAAAAGGTCTTGGGAGCACAGATCCAGGCGGGGCTGTTTGCCAACTGGGCAATCCCGTCCATAGGAACAAAAGAGCCCTGCCCGGACATCTCCCGCGCCGGTTTTGTGGCGTGGGTGAAGGACTTTTACAAACTCGAAAAGGTTTATACAAAGGAGGAGCCAAGAGAATGAAACTCAAATCGTTCGTCGCCACCGGCACGATAGGCCTGCTGGCCATTATCGGCGCGGTGCAGGTAGGGCGCTGGGCGTGCTCTTTGATGGCCGTTGCGCTGACCTACTGGGGCGGCTGGGACATCGCCGAGGCTGCGCATGCCGCTCCTTGGATTATTGTTGCATCCACTGCCGGGCTGACAATGTCGTTTTATGGGATGCATGAGGACAACAAACGATATAAGCGCAGCGGCTACGGCAAAATCGTCCGCAACCATGCCCGGAACACGGAGTATCCGCAGGATGAGGAGAAGGGCGCATGAAGCTGGAAGAGTTGATTCGGCAGCAGGCCGAAGAGTACCTGAAAACAGCCACACGGCTTGCAACGGAGTCCGCGCTCACGGGAGACATCTGGCTGCGGGTCATCTGCCGGGAAAAATCAGAGGTCTATAGCGCGGCAGCAGATGGGCTGCTCACAGCCCTCCACGATGCGGAGGACGTTGCACATGGCTGATTACATCCACTATATCACATGGTACACCGTGTACAGCGCCAAGACCGGTGAGGTAGTGGCAGCGGGAACGTCCGCCATGTGCGCTGCGAAGCTGGGATACAAGACCGCCAACAGCTTTGTGTCTTCCGTTGGACATCGACGCCATGAAAAAAGGCATCCGCACAAGTACATTTTTGAGCAGGAGCGCATTGATCGTGCGGAGGTTGACTGTCTCCCTCCGCTTCGCCGTTACTGCAAAAAGAAAGACCGGTATACGAAAAGGGAACAGGAATATGAACGGTAGATATATGCGAGCCGCAGAGATTCGCTGGCATAATCGTCAGCCGGAGCGGCTGCGGCACATCCATCGGAATGAAGCTCAAAAACAGCAGGTTTCGTTCTGCTGCCATGCTTACCATAAAGGGGATTCTGGCAGATGCGATAAACTGGTTTTTGCCGGTTTCGACCCCGTGTTATCAAGTGTGCAGGCTCAGCATTGGGCGGACGAAAACTGGCCGCTTTATGACCATATCGACGTCTTGGATTCTTCGGGCCGCAAGATTTACGGGAGACTAACTATTAAAAGTCAAGCCCCAAAATGAAAAAATCCGTCTGCCGACTGCTGCCCCTGACAAACAGCATTCAAATGCCATAATCAATGCAGCGAGGGCGACGGAGAGAATAGCAAAGCAAGCCCGGCCAACCCTCGCAGAAACAGAATAGCATTTGAATGCTTCGGTTTGTCAAGGGTTCGCTGCGCCAGCTAAGTTGTTCTTGGATTTGGCTCAGGCTCTGGAGAGAATCAGGCAGCTACAAGATATGCTTTGCCAGATTTCTGCAAGGCATAGATTAGCCGCACAAGTTTCTTCGTGGCATGGGATAAGGCAACATTGTAGTGCTTTCCTTCAGCACGTTTCTTGGCAAGATATTCAGCAAAGACGGGATTCCAGTGGCAGACGTACTTGGTTGCGTTGTAGAGGGCATATCGCAAATAACGAGAACCACGCTTCTCCATGTGAGCGTAACAGTTTGTAAGTTTTCCGGACTGGTATGTAGATGGAGAGCAGCCAGCGTAAGCAAGGATTTTGTCAGGAGATTCAAAGTTGGAAAAATCACCGATTTCAGCAAGAATCATGGCTGCTGACTGGATACCGACACCGGGAATAGAAAGAATCGGTGGATTCAGTTCATCCATGATTTTCTGAATAGAAACTTCAATTTCATCAATCTCGGAGGTGAGTTCCCGAATGAGTTTAATGGTATGCTTCAGTTCCAGAAATTTAGCAGGCATAACGGAACCAATGGAAGTTCTGGCAGCATCTCGAATCTGGATAGCCTTATCTTTGCCATAACGACCCTTGGATGCTGTCGCAAGAAGGTTTGTCAGCTTGGTGAGATGAATTTCTGAAATCTGTTTTGCACCGGGATATTCACTGAGGAGCGCATAAACCGAAGCAATATGGAGAGAGGGAACGAGCTTCTCCAGTTCTGGAAACAGAATCGTGACCAGTCTGGACACTGACTGCTTCAGCTTGGCTCTTTCACGAACCTTATCGAATCGGTATCTTGTTAGTGACTTTAACTCTTCGTTATGGTATGCTGTATCCGTGTAGGACTTGAGGTCTACATCGGACAATAGCATAGTTGCAATCGTTCTTGCATCCACACGATCGGTTTTGGTTTTGCGAAGGCTGAGACTTTTTCGGTACAGGTTGGTGTGCAAAGGATTCATGACATAGACGGCCAGGTCATTGTCAAGAAGAAATCCAAGAATGTTGTAGCTGTAATGTCCGGTAGCCTCAAGTCCTACTTTTATTTTGTCTGACTTTTTGGTACAGTCTCGAATCGTCTGAAGCAGCTGCTTGAAGCCATCCATGTTATTGGGGATGGTAATGCAGTCGGCACGAATCGTTCCGTCCGAGTCGAGAATACAGCAGTCGTGCTTATCCTTGGCAACGTCAATTCCAACACAAACCATTTTGATACCTCCGGCGTATTTATTTCGATGCTGTTCAGGACCACAGACTTCTTTGCTCTTGTAACCTCGTTCTAAATAAACCGTCTGGCGGTATCTAACTGATTAACATTTCAACAAAGAAGCTGTGGTTGGAGCCTCCCAAAAACCGTCTTTGCGGTAGTAACGCCTCACCAATCCACAGCACCCTGAAACTATTGTAGCATTCCGCTGGAGAGCGGTCTATAAATACTACTATTTTATTATACGAGGTGATACACATGAGTCAGACGTTAGCCCGCAGAGCCCGCATCAAAGACCTTTCCAACAAGGCCGAGGGCATTTTTCAGTACGTTGGGAACGACAATGTGCTGTTCCGACTCATCAGCACCGGCAACAAGCTCACCAGCGACGTCAACTATGCTGTGGCTCTGTTCACCGGCTTCGCCCGCAGCCATCAGCTGGGCAGTCAGGAGACCCGCCGCACAATCGACTCGATTTATCGCCGGGTCGGGGAGCTCATGTGCCTCATCGACATCGTTCATGCCGCCGCTGGCGAAGAAATCATGCCCGAGCCGTATGAATCCATAGATTTTTGTTACATGACCGAGTATCGCACCATGCTACGGGAGGCCGTCATTCGTGGGATGCCGGACAACTACAGAGGCCCGGCGCAGAACCCCTACACTGTCAGCCTTGTGCAGCCGGGCGTTGGCCACGGTAATGGTTACACACCGGACGAGTACGATGACGATTTCTTCGCCCGATTTACTCGCAGAGAAGAGCCGCGTGACCGGAAGCTCGTCTTCCGCTGCACTAAATCCGAGCTTGACGCCATCAAGCGTTACGCCAATATCATCGATATTAAATTTACCGAGGAGGAAATTCATCATGCCTGAGAAAAACCAGACCCCTGTCGAGATGCTCGACCAGAATGCAGCTGTCGTCCAGAGTGCAGAGGTGCCTGCGCCTGCAGCACCTATCCAGCTACAGCAGCGCCAGAGCTACGCCGAGAAGGTGCAGGGATTGACCGTTGACGAGCGCAACTGGATGCTTGCAAAGTCTAAAGCCGCCGCTATGGCGCAGCTTCCCGCAGGCTTCTTGCCCCAGACCTACACCGGCAATCCCGGCGCGTGCGCTATCGCCTGCGAGATGGCCCTGCGCATGGGCGTTTCTCATCTCTTCGTCATGCAGAACCTTTACGTCGTCCATGGTATGCCCACATGGAGCGGCAAGAGCTGCAAAGCCCTCATCGACAACAGCGGCCAGTTTGCAGGCCGCACCCGCTACCGCATGGAGGGCGAAGAAGGCACCGACAACTGGGGCTGCCGCCTGATCGGCGTGGACAAGCTCACCGGCGAAAAGGTCGAAGGCCCGAAAGTCACGGTCAAGATGGCAAAGGATGCCGGGTGGTGGGACAAGAATGGCAGCTACTGGCCCAAGATGACCGAAATGATGCTCAAGTACCGCGCCGCCGCTTACTTTGCCCGCGCCGAGTGTCCGGAGGTCCTGATGGGCGCCAACATCGACTACGAGGTAGGCGCTGGCGACGCCGAGGAAGAGGGTGCGGCCCATGCTTAATGTTGTTGCGCTGATGGGCCGTCTGGTCTACGAACCGGAATTGAAGACCACCCAGAACGGCACCAACGTGTGCAGCTTCCGCGTCGCGGTTGACCGCAGCTTTACCCGGCAGGGCGAAGAGCGCAAGGCCGATTTTATCGATGTCACCGCGTGGCGGCAGACCGCCGAGTTCGTCTGTAAGTATTTCCAGAAGGGCAGCATGATCGCAGTCGAAGGCAGCTTGCAGACGACCTCGTACCAGGACAAGAACGGCAACAACCGCACCAAAGTTGAGGTCGTCGCCAGTAACGTGAGCTTCTGCGGCAGTAAGGCCGCAGAGAAGCCTGCTGTTCGCGATTTCGACCAGCAGACAGAAAATCATGTGCGCGAAGCAAACGCCGCTCACAACGCCCCGCAGAAGCCTCAGAGCGTACCGGAGTATTCGCAGGGCAGTGCAGACGACTTTTCGGTCATCGACGATTCGGAGGACTTGCCGTTCTAAACCGAGAGTTGCGCTATCTGACTATACGGGCGCGCAAAGGAGGTGATCGAGTGGCACAGGACGATAAAAAGTCATTTGTGGCGTATCTGAGCTGGTTCGACGCGCTGGAAGAATACTCCGACGCAGAGGTTGGGCAGTTGATGCGAGCTCTTGCACGGTATGCCAAAACCGGAGAAGAGCCCGAATTTTCAGACCGTGGGATGCGTGGCAACTGGAAATTTATGTGCAGCGACGTAAAACGGGCGTCTGAAAAATGGGATGAAACCCGCAAGAAACGCAGCAACGCCGGAAAACGCGGTATGGCAAAGCGCTGGGGAAAGCCTGACGACATAACAAAAATAACAAACGATAACAATGTTAATGACGACATAACAAAAATAACTGTAGATGTAGATGTAGATGGTGATGTAGATGTAGATGGTGATGTAGATGTTGTAAAGCGCGATAACACCGCCGCCGTTGATATGGAGTTATCAAAAATCGTCCAGCATTACCAACGTGCTATCGGTGACTTCCCGCGTTCGGCGCTGGAAAAACTGCAAAAATGGCGGCAGGAGTACAGCACGGAGATGATTTTGCTGGCGATCGACAAGGCCGCAGAGGCCGGGAAGCGCTCGTGGAACTACATCAACGGCATCCTGTCCGGCTGGCAGCGGGACGGGATACGCACCCCGGGGGACGTGGCAGCGAATGAGCAGCGCCGACAAGAGCAACCTCGCGGGAAACAAGCCACAGAAAGCACCGCAGAAGCATACGCAAATATTTTCAAGGGGGTGAAACCGTGACAGTGGAGATGATGACAAAGCTTCTTGCGGACGCCGAGGCCTATTTTGGACGGCCTCAGACCGCAGAGAACCGCGCAAGCATCGCGGAGATCTGGGCGAGCTCATCGCTCAAGGATGTGCCGGATGAGATGGCCTATAAGACATTCCACGAGGTGATTTCGGAGTGCAGCTGGCAGAGCCAGCTTCTCCCAGCGTGGAAAAAAGCCATCGAAAAGGCCCAGGGTGAGCAGATGCTGGCGAAGCACTGCCTTGCTGCCCATACCCGGACGCTCAAGTCCAGGGCAGAAAGAAAGCTTCTTGGGCAGGAAAACCAGAACGGAGGACGAAATGCCTAGATACAAAGTCATCGTAGAGTGCAGTGGCCCGCACGGGAACGCGGCGCTTACATACCGCATTAACGCCGCGAGTCAGTTTGCGGCAGAGTTCCGGGCCTGCCAGCTGGCGGGCGACCATTACCCCGAGTATCGGGACATCAAACCAGTGAGAACGGAGGTGCTGAAAAATGGATGAAGTGAGGTTGATTAACGCAACCCCTCTTGAAAAAGAAATGCGAGAATACTCCCGGTATATTGGATGCGAAACCACAAACGAGTGCGAAAGCACCGCTGAATGTTGCGCAGATATGGTGAGCGAGGCGCCCACCATTGACCCGGAGAGCTTGAGACCGACGGCAAAGTGGATTATTGTGCGGCGCATGGCAGATGGTGCGGAGTGCAAGTGCGGGAACTGTGGACGCAAAGAGGTTTTTACAACATTCGACCGGCACACGGAACATGCCTATTGCTGCCGCTGCGGGTGCAAAATGGAGGGCTTTTATAATGACTGAATACATCCGGCGTGAGGCTGTGTTAAAGAGCCTGGAATATACCCCGATAGGGGAGGCAAGAGCAGAAAACATTATCTCGCTTACCCTCCGTGCGGCACGAGAAAAGGTTGAAAAACTTCCTGTTTTGCAGGGAAAAGATCTCTTTCCAGCATGGCGCGACCCCGACAAGGACCTTCCGGAGGTCGAAACCGAAGTGCTAGTTTTGTACCGGTGTAATGGCTATCTGGGAATTACAACGGCGCACTATGAAAACGGCAATGTTTTCTCCGAGGACAGCGAATGGAATTGGGAAGACCTTCACGACTGGGGGACATACGACGAAGAACGGGACGACTACCGAATCCCGGAAGGCTGGTGGGAATACCGCCACTTCAACCCGGACGACGTTTACAACAACAAGATAGACTGTCCTGTGGTTGGCTGGATGCCGATGCCGCTGGAGGCGCTGAAAAATGACGATGATGCCGTGTAAAGACTGCCCCACTCGGCACCCGGTGTGCCACGACACCTGCCCCAAGTACGCCGAGTTTAAGTGTCAGCGCGGCGCAGAAGCCGCTTACACCCGAGAGATGCTGGACATACGTGGATTATGAGACGGACTGCCTGCGGCAAATCAAAAGGCCGCACAGCCCCATTTCTGACCGCGTGAACGTGCGGTGCGTTTACTACATGAAAACCGCCCGCCGGGTCGATCTGGCAAACCTCATCGAGGCGACCACGGACATTCTGGTGAAAGCCCGCGTGCTGGAGGACGACAACAGCAAGATCGTCGCCGCCCACGATGGCAGCCGGGTGGAGTTTGATCGGAAACAGCCACGGGTGGAAATTGAGATTAAAGAAATGGAGGAGTAAAATGAATATTTGGATTGCTGCATTATGTTCGCTTGGCATACTTGGCGCGATCGCGATTCTTCTTGCGTTGAGTATATGCTTCATGGAATGGGTGGTTGACAACGACCACATGGAAGCTTGTTTGCTGGTTGCGATAATCGTGTGCTGGATCTTGCTCGCAATAGGCATTTACGCCGAAGGAGGTGTTGCATGACCAGCACATGGATACCTGACACTGACGCCAAGAAGTCGGACGGCGGCGTGGACTACCGCACCGTCAAGGCGTGGTTTCAGCAGTGCCGAGACCTTGCGGCAGCTATCGAAATCCAGAAGCAAAAAATACAGCGCATCCGGGACGTGGCAGAAAAATGCACTCAGAGCCTGAGCGGGATGCCTGCGGGTGGTGGCACTGGGGACAAGGTGGGCTTCGCTGTAGAGCAGCTGGACACCGAGCGCCGACAACTTCAGAGGATGGAGACGGACCTGTGCAATCTGCGTGTAGAGGCCACCCGGCGGGCATACTGCCTAATAGCCGAGCCGGAATGCGCCGAAGCGATTTGCGAGCACTATGTCATAGGCAAGTCTCACAAGGAAATCGCAAAAGAAGTCGGCGTGGGCGGGTCAGATGTGGTCTACCGGCGAATCAAACGCGGATGCATGGCTCTGGCCGAGATATGGGACGAGTTTTCTGATGTGCAAAGTGTACAACATGCACAAGAAAACACAGCGTGATTTTGGCGGGGGTCAGCTCTTTTCAAGTCTGCAAGCTTGGATGTAAAATTCTAATAAGCGGTTCAGCGCTAAGCGGTAGCCGCTTGCCACGCAGCCTCCAGAACGGTTCCTTCCTTGTGACAGGTTTTCATGCTTTCCTGTTCTCCTTCACCGTTTTGCGGGCTGCTTCTATGCGAGGTTTGGGAAGCCACATAACAGGCTGGCAGTTTTGTGGAACGGTTCGACTCCGTAACCTCGCACCGTATGACGCATGGACTCATCCCCCACAAAGCTGCACGCTTAACCTCCCGTGCCACGAGAGAAAGCTTTGAATCCCCGAGGGTGTGGGTAGACTTCCCGACGGGATGTGCGTCAAACAACAGCCCTGGCGGAGAACCAGGGCTGTTTTATATGGCCGCCTGAGCGCAGTACGGAGCGCGTGTCCGCTGAGATATTGCTGGCTGGTTCGAGTCCAAGGGCGGTGTTTTATACTCCGGTAGCTCAAGTGGTAGAGCGGCGGTCTCCAAAACCGCATGTTGTAGGTTCGAATCCTGCCGGGAGCGCTTGCGTGATCTGACGAGAGCGGGGAGTGCAATAGCGGGGCATCCAGCCGCGAAAGTTCTGGACGCAGCAGCACCCACCGTTTTATGCCTGTCCGTCAAACTGAATGCACGGGTGCTGCTTATATGCCGTCATAGCTCAACTGGCAGAGCGCCGCCCATTTAAGGCGGGACAACATTGGTGATACCACGGGAACATCACTGCACAGCCAACCACTGCGCACATCCATTCCGTGGGTGCTGGTTCGAATCCAGCTGGCGGCTGGCGTGATTTTAGAGTGTCCACTGTGGACACTTTTGGAGAGGAGGCATACAAATGTTTGAGCGCTTGAAAGAACTGATTTGCGACATGGCAAAGTTTTTGACGCGTCTCGGCGCTGGCCTTGTCCTCTCGGCCTTACCGATCAGCAACAAAGAAAGCCACTTTGTGCGCTATGCGCGGCGTTTCGGTTTCCGTGCAGACCACACAAAACGCGAGCCTCGGGCAGAGATCGGAGGCCGTGGCTGTATCCAAGGAGCACGGCCTGCTATCCGTGCGGATTAACCGCTGCTGATACAATACGATTAAAAACCGGCTTTTTGCATGATGAGCTCCATGCAACAAAGCTGGTTTTTCTTATGCCGCTTTAGCTCAGTCGGCCAGAGCATCCGGCTCATAACCGGACGTGTGCAGGTTCGAGCCCTGCAAGCGGCACATTCGATATTTTGACCGTTCTGGTTTCCGGGCGGTTTTTCTTTTGCATGAATTTAGAGAGGTGGTGGCGGTGAGTGCGAAGCGGCTGACAGACAGGCAAAAAAAGAAGATCGTTGCTGACTATGTGCAGCTGCAGAGCTATGCCAGAGCCGCCAAACTGAACGACGTAGCAGAAAGCACCGTGCGGAAAATCGTGAAAGATAATCCCAAGTGTGCGGATTTGTGCGCCTTAAAAAAAGAGCAGAACACGCAGGACATGCTTTCCTACTTAGGCAGCAAGCTCGGGGAAGCACAGGATCTTCTTGGGCTGTACCTTCAGGCGATGGCAGACCCTGACAAAATCGCAGAAGCGACTCTGCCGCAGCTGTCCACGGCGTTCGGCACCATCGTGGACAAGTTTGCTATGCTGGGAGACCAGAGCGGCATAGAAGCCCCGGACGATGGCCTGCTTGAGGCTCTGAGCGCTGCCGCAGACATCAGCCCGCCGGATGACGTGGAGATGCTGCCGGAGGAAGAGGACGACAATGCGGAAAAGTAACGGTTTTCGCTGGAAAGCCCTCAGCCAGCGGCAAAAGCAGGTTCTTTGCTGGTGGACACCGCAGAGCGCATATAGCGGTTACAACGGCATCATTGCTGATGGCGCTATCCGCTCGGGCAAGACCTTTGCCATGAGCTTTTCATTCGTCCAGTGGGCTATGACCTGCTACAGCGGCCAGCAGTTCGCCATGTGCGGCAAGACCATCGCCAGCTTCCGGCGCAACGTGCTGGGGACGCTCAAACAGCAGCTTGCAGCCCGTGGCTACAACGTCAAGGAGCATCGGGCAGAAAACTGCATGACCGTCAGCAAGAGCGGCCGAACCAACGAGTTTTACTTTTTCGGCGGCAAGGACGAGAGTAGCCAAGACCTGATCCAGGGCATCACTCTTGCCGGGGCATTCTTTGACGAGGTGGCCCTGATGCCCCAGAGCTTCGTCAATCAGGCCACGGCCCGTTGCTCTGTCACCGGGTCAAAGTTCTGGTTCAACTGCAACCCGGGCAGCCCGCAGCATTGGTTTTATCTCGAATGGGTGCGGAAATGCCGTTCCCGCAAGATGATGTATCTCCATTTCACGATGGACGACAACCTGTCACTTGCCGAGGACATTAAAGAGCGCTACCGCAGCCAGTACAGCGGCGTTTTCTACCAGCGCTATATTCTGGGCCTGTGGACGGTGGCTGAGGGCCTTGTTTATGACATGTTCGACCGCAAGAAGCACGTTGTTGATGTACTTCCGGAGCTGTCACCAAAGGGCGCGTATGTGGCGTGCGACTTTGGTACGCAAAACGCAACGGTTTTCTTGCTGTTCCAGATGCAGTTGGACGCCGGCACATGGATAGCGACCCGCGAGTATTACTACAGCGGGCGCGAACAGAAACGCCAGAAGACCGTGGGCGAGTATGTTGCAGACCTCAAGGCGTGGCTGAGCGGTCTCAAGCCGGAGAGAATCATCGTTGACCCCTCTGCCCTGCCCCTGATTACAGAGCTGCGCAAAAACGGCTTTACCCAGACCCCCGCAAACAACGATGTTCTGAGCGGCATTCTGGACGTGCAGACCATGCTGCAGACCGGGAGGTTGAAGATCTACAAAGACTGCAAGCACACGCTGGAAGAGTTCGGCGTGTACGCTTGGGATCCAGATAAAGACGACACCGTGCTGAAGGTCAACGACCACTGCATGGACGCTATCCGCTATTTCGTGCGCACAAAGCGCCTTGTGAAACTGAGGGATTGATTTTGAGCACTGTATACACATTCCAGACCTTCCAGCAGGCGCAAGCCGCCGGGGAACAGCCTGATTTCATCCGGCGGTTCGTGCAACAGCACTGCGCTTCCAAGCCCTACAAGATGGCTCTGGACGCAGACCTGTACGATGCCCAGAAAAATCCGGGGGCTGAACGCTTCGCGCAGGCTTACGCTTTAATGCTGAAGCGCCTATCCAAAAACACCAGGCAGGACACCCCACACCCCGATATGGTCAAGAGCAATCTTTTCCGGCGGCTCAACAAGCAGCGGGCGACCTACTCCCTCGGAAACGGCGTGGTCTTTGCGGACGATGGCGTGGACAAGGGGAAGCTTGGGCAGAACTTTGATGAGCGGATCCAGAAAGCCGGATATTTCGCCCTGATCCACGGTGAGAGCTTTGGCTTCTGGAACAACGACCATCTGGTGGTTTTCAAGCTGACCGAGTTCGCGCCCCTGTACGATGAAAAGACAGGCCTTTTGCAGGCGGGTGTGCGCTTCTGGCGGCTGAATCCTGACACGGATATGCACTATATCCTGTACGAGCTGGACGGCTTCACTGAGTACACGGAAAGCAAAATCGGCAATGTGATGCAGGAGACAACGCCGAAGCAGGCATACAAGAGCGTGACCGTCACCACACCCGGCGGCGGGCTGGAAAGCGTGGAGGGCGAAAACTACAGCGCTCTTCCCATTGTGCCGCTGTGGGGCTCAGACCTGCACCAGAGTACCCTTGTGGGTCTGAAAGCCTACATCGACAACACCGATTTGGTGATGTCCGGCTTCTGCAATGACCTGCATGACTTTTCGGAGATCTACTGGCTGTGTGAGAACTTCAGCGGCATGACCGATGACGAGCTGCAGGAGTTCCTTGTCAAGCTGAATCTGTACCACATTGCAGGCGCAGACACCAGCCAGGGCGGCAAGATCACCCCCTACACCACCGAGATTCCTGTGGCGGCCCGGCAGACTCTGCTGGAGCTGCTCCATACACAGGTGTATGAGGACTTCGGCGGGCTGGACGTGCATTGCGTCAGCGCGGACAGCACCAACGACCATCTGGATGCGGCCTATGAACCGCTGAACCAGAACGCGGACGACTTTGAGGCTCAGGTCAAGCCGTTCATCCGGCAGATCTGCGCGCTGGCTGGCTTTGACAACGCCATGCCGGCATTCAACCGCAGCAAGATCACCAACACGGCCGAACAGGTCAGCATGGTGATTTCCGAGGCCGCCATCATCGGGCAGGACATGGCAATCGACCTGCTGCCCAACCTGACCCCGGAACAAAAGGAGCAGGCCAAGGCCGCGTTGATGGCTGAGAGTGCAACACGGGAGACCGTGGACGACGAGGAGGATGAAGATGGCAGCAGGTGAGACTTACGAAGAGTTTGTGGAAAAGTTCAAGCCGAAAAAGACCACGGACGACTGCTATACACCGCCCGGCGTGTACGATGTCATCAAGGACTGGGCCTGCAAGGAGTACGGCATCGACCCGGTCAAAATTGTGCGCCCGTTTTACCCCGGCGGCGATTATGAGAATTTCGACTACCCGGAGGGTGCTGTTGTTCTGGACAACCCACCGTTTTCAATCCTGTCCCGAATCTGCGGGTTCTATCTCGACCGTGGCATTCCGTTCTTCCTGTTCGCTCCATCTTTGGTAGCGTTTTCTGGAAGGGCAAATACTATGCGGATGAACCATATCGTTTGCGACTGTAATATCGAGTACGAAAACGGTGCAATCGTCAAAACAAGTTTTGTGACCAGCTACGGAGGGGACATCATAGCGCAGACCGAACCTCGCCTGACGAAGCTGGTAAACGATGAGGTGGAGCGACTGCAACGCACCAAAACGGTACAGCTGCCAAGGTATACATACCCGGATCATATTGTAACGGCTGCATTGCTTCAACGATACAGTCATTACGGTGTGGGTTTCAAAATTCACAAAAAGGACTGCACTCCGATTCATGCGCTGGATGCACAACGACCCACAGGAAAAACGATTTTTGGCGGAGGCCTACTGCTGTCTGATTGTGCTGCGGCTGAGAGGGCTGCGGCTGAGAGGGCTGCGGCCACAAAATGGGAGCTGTCCGCCCGGGAACGTGCTATTGTGGAGTATTTGAACAGCCATGAAACAAACAGACCGTGACCGCATCTCTACCCGCCAGCTGAACCGCCTGCGCCGCCGCATTTTGCGGGTATACGGTACTGCCCGCCGGGAGATGACCGAGCAACTCACCGAGTTTCTGGCAAAGTACAAAGCGCTGGACGAGCGCAAGCGGGCGCAGCTGGACGCAGGCGAGATCACCGAAGAGGATTACCGCATCTGGCTGCAAAATCAGGTCTTTCATTCTGATTTGATGCACTCCAAGCTGGACGGCATCACACATACCTGCACCACAGCCCAAGAGACGGCCTACAAGCTGGCCCGGGACGAGCAGTACAATATCTTTTCCTTCGGCGCAAACTGGGCTTTCTACGAGCTGGAACAGGCCGCAGGAGTGACGTTCGGGCTGACCCTGTACAACACCGAATCGGTCAAGCTGCTGTTGAAGGAGAACCCCCGCATGGTGCCAAACAAGCGCATCAAGAGCGAGAGCAACCGCACCTATGACGCCCGGGTGTTCAACCGCTACGTCATGCAGGGCATCGTGCAAGGCAAGAGCGTCCACGACATCGCCGTGCAGGCCGTCAACGGCATGGCTGATACAGAGATCCACTGGGCCATGAACAACGCCATCACAGCCCTTACCAGCGCCCAGAACGCCGGAGCTTTGCAGCAGATGCGAAACGCCCAGGCTTTGGGCATCGAGGTCAAAAAGCGGTGGAACTCAACCCACGACTACCGCACCCGTGAGATGCACCGCTTGCTTGACCAGCAGACGGCAGAGCTTGACGAGCCGTTCAAGATTATGGGTTACGAGATTCAGCGGCCCGGCGACCCCAATGCAGCCCCGGAGATGGTCTACCACTGCCGCTGTGTGCTGTCCTCTGCGCTGGGCAAGTATCCCCGGCAGAACGCCATGCAGCGGGACAATGTGACCAAAGAGACCACCCCCGTCGTGGATTACACCGAGTGGTATAAATCCAAGCGCGGCGCAGAAGCCGAGCAAATGTGGTGGGCGGAGGAACGTAAGAGAAAGAAGGGATGAACTGTGATCTTGCCGATGGAAAACACCGAGAAAATGATTTTTCCGGGCGTTGGCAAGTATGGAATCCCTGAAATCAAGCCGGAAACGGACATCCGCATTGACAAACTGGAATGGATCCCGGTCAATTATGCGCTGACAGCCAAAGAAAAGGCCACAAAAGGCGTGCATTTTTACAAGGACGATTACCAGTTTGAACGGTTTTGGAACAACCCAGACAAATACATTCCCCTTTTGCAGCAGTTCGGCGCGGTATGTTCGCCGGATTTTTCGCTTTACAGCAATATGCCGCTTGCGGTGCAGCTTTTCATGCACTACAAAAAGCACTGGCTGGCGGCATACTGGCAGGCGCACGGCATCCACGTCATTCCAACGCTCTGCTGGTGCGGCGAGCAAAGTTATGATTGGTGCTTTGATGGTGAGCCGAGAAACTCCATTGTGAGCATTTCGAGCCACGGCACACAGTCTGACCCATACGAAGCAGAATGCTTTGACAAACACTGCCGCAAGGCGCTGAAAGTGCTGGAGCCAAGCAGCATTTTGTGGTACGGAAAGTGCCCGGCGGAGTTCGACTGGAACGTGACCAAAATTAAGCCATTTCAATACGAGAGGAGGCATTACCGTGAGTAAACGAGGTTCGGGCAGCTCCGCAAGAGCGGGCGGCGGAAGCGCTGATGAACACAAGTTTGAATCATTTGTAAATGGCCGCTGGATAACAGACGACAGAAAAGTTGAAGCAGAACGTCAAAGAAAGCTTGCGACTATTGTTGACAATTCGAGATATAAGAAATCACACAACGAAACCATTGACTTTGTGAAAAAGCAAGTTGGCGTTGACCTTAACAAATACAGAACTGGTGATGGTTCTGAACCTTACATGACAACATTTTGGGAAAAAGGCCCAAAAGTTGCATTTGATTTCAAAGGAATGTCTCGCGGTGACTGGGACAAGTTAATGCAGCTAACAACAAAGCCGTATGGCGTTACTTTTGAACAGGGCAATGCGTGGATTGGCTACATCTCCAGAAAGAAGAAAAAGTGAGCCATGAAATTTGAATACGACATCAAATTCACTGACAATACCCCACAGCTGCATGAGGCGCTGGATTCGTGGGCAGAGCGGGTGCTGACCATCTGGGGCATGAAGGTGCAGGACTATGCCCAACTGCTTGTGCCTACTGGCACGGCAGACAGCACGGGCATTGAGGGCTACGTGGGCGGCGCACTCAAGCAGAGCCTGACCTATGCCGTAGACCTTGCAAAAAAGACCGTGACTATCGGCAGCAATCTGTTTTACAGCGTGTATGTGGAGCTGGGTACGGGCATCTTTGCCGAGAAGGGCAACGGACGCAAAACGCCGTGGGTCTGGAAGGACTTCAACGGCAAGTGGCACTTTACCCGGGGCATGGCCCCACGCCCGTTCCTCCGCCCGGCGGTGGAAGATCACATTGACGAGCTGCGAGAAATCGCCGTGGAGGAAGGAAACAAGGAGACGTAATTTATGAATTTGGAGAAAATGTTCAAAACACCAAAAGAAAAGTTCCTGCCCGATGATGTGAAAACTGCGCACTGCGAGGCAGAAGACCTTTTCCTTGAGCTTGCAACGCAGCTTGACGCACTTCCTGAAAGCCGAGAAAAAAGTCTGTGCATGACAAAATTACAGGAAGCGAAGTTTTGGGCGGTCGAATGTATCACCAAAGTTGCACGCAAAAACTAAATACTCAGCGGTTGGCGCACAGCGTCAGCCGCATTTTATGCCGTTTTAGCTCAGTCTGGCAGAGCACCGGACTTTTAATCCGGGGGTCGTGGGTTCAAGCCCCACAAGCGGCACCACACCGGCAGCACGTCCGGCAAATAAACCTTATTGCCAAGCATGGCAGCCCGAGCAAGGGCAGAAAGGACTATCACATGGCACTCAAAAGAGCTGACATCCGCACGATTCTGGAGAACCCCGAAACCTCCAACGATGACAAGGCCAAGGCCATTCTGGACGCCCTGCACAAGGAGACGGACGAACTCAAGGACCAGCTGGATGCAGAAAAAACAGCCCGCACACAGGCCGAGAAAGACCGGGACGCAGCCAACGGCGGCAAGCAGGCCGCTGAAAAGGCCCTGACCGACTACAAGGCCCAGCAGACCCAGAAGGACGCCCACGCAGCCAAGGAAGCCAAGTTCCGGGAGCTGCTCAAGTCCGCCGGGGTGCTGGACAAGTACGCAGACCGCGTTGTGCGGCTGTCTGGCGAGGATATCGACAAGCTGGAGCTGGACGATAAGGGCGAGGTCAAGGACGCCAAGAAGCACGCCGACAGCCTGAAAACTGATTGGAGCGACTTCGTAGGCACTACGACCACCACCGGCGCAAAGGTGGACACCCCGCCCACCAACACCGGCTCCAAAATGACCAAAGAGCAGATTTTTGCAATCAAGGACGCTGACGAACGCCAGGCCGCGATTGCTGCAAATGCCGACCTTTTCACGGGCGGCGGAAAGGAATAACACATGGCAGCAAAAGAAAACCTTATCATAACTACCGACATTACCGTCAACCCCAGAGAAATCGACTTCGTCACCCGCTTCCAGCGCAACTGGCAGCATCTGCGCGACATCATGGGCATCATGCGCCCCATTCGGATGCAGCCCGGCACTACCCTCAAGAGCAAGTACGCCGAGGGTACGCTTCAGAGCGGTACTGTTGCTGAGGGCGAGGAGATCCCCTACAGCAAGTTCACCGTCAAAGAAAAGACCTATGCTGACATTACTGTCGAAAAGTTCGCCAAAGCCGTCTCTCTGGAAGCCATCAAGAAGTACGGCTACAATGTCGCCGTTCAGAAGACCGATGACGAGTTCCTGTACCAGCTGACCGCGAACGTCACTGACCGCTTCTATAAGTACCTGAACACCGGCACTCTGAAAGGCACTCCCAAGACCTTCCAGATGGCTCTGGCGATGGCCAAGGGCAGCGTTGAGGACAAGTTCAAGAACATGCATCGCACCGTCACCGGCGTCGTGGGCTTTGCCAACATTCTGGATGTGTACGAGTACCTGGGCGCGGCCAACATCACTGTCCAGAACCAGTTCGGCTTCCAGTACATCAAGGACTTCATGGGCTACAACACCATCTTCCTGCTTTCCAGCGGCGAAATCGCGCGTGGAAAGGTCATCGCAACCCCGGTGGACAACATCGTCCTGTACTATGTTGACCCCGCCGACAGCGACTTTTCCAAGGCCGGTCTGGTCTACACCACTGCGGGCGAGGCAAGCAACCTCATCGGCTTCCACACTCAGGGCAACTACCACACCGCAGTCTCTGAGAGCTTCGCCGTCATGGGCATGACCCTGTTCGCTGAGTATCTGGATGGCATCTCTGTTCAGACTATCACCCCGGGCGAGTAATCGCCCCTTTTGAGTAGGAGGCGCCCAATGACCGTCCCTGAGCTGTGCGCACTGACGCACAATTTCTTTGACCGGGCAGACGACCCCGTTGCCGGAGAGTTTGTCTTTGAGCCGGATACCGTTCCCGCCGGGGTAGTCCCGGGGCAGTATTTCCTCGTGTGCGGTTCTATCTTCAATGATGGCGTACACAAAGCTGGGGACGGTGATTTGATGACCGAGACTTTTAACGGCACGGTGCAGCCCATGCGTGTGCCGCCCGCTTTTGCGGCACTGGCCCAGAAAATCGACGCATACGACAAAGCACTCCCGGCCGGTGGCGTGTATGTGTCCCAGTCCTTTGCCGGGTGGTCCGGCACGATGGCTACAGGCACGGACGGCCTGCCCGCAGACGGCAAGACCAAATTCCGGGCCGAAATCAACCAGTGGAGGAAGATGTGACATGGTCAATTCGTTCGCTGCATCCACCGTGATGCAGAGCTTCACCAAAAAATACCGTTTTCAGACCCGCAGCTATGAGCCGGACGGCGTCGGCGGCTTTGTGTCCGGCTGGACGGACGGCCCGGAATTTGAGGCCGTGGAGCGCCACGATACCACCGTGGAGGCTCAGGTTGCAGAGCAGGCGGCTACAGCGTCCACCTATACGCTGCTGGTCAACACCGGTGTGCCTCTGGCTTTCCCGGACTACATCAAGCGGGTGAGCGACGGGCAGACCTTTCAGGTGACGAGTGCAGCCGATGAGGGCGGCGCTCCGAAAGAATCCGGCATGGGCCTGCGGGCCGTGAAGTGCAAAAAGGCGGTGCTGCCGTAATGGGGCCGTCTGAGAGCATCAATCGGGCGCTGAACGCTTTTTTCAACGGCTTTGGCATCCCGGGCTACCTGGAAGATAACATCCCTCCCGGCGCAGAACTGCCGTATCTGACCTATCAGCCGACAATTCCCGGCGGCTGGAATGAGTCCGGCACCTTCCACGCCCGGCTTTGGTACCCGAGTGCCAAAGGCCGGACGCCTATTTTACAGACCGAAGACAAGATAAGCGCAGCCCTTGCAGATGGCCTGACCATCGAATGCGGGGACGGCGCTATTCTTTTGCGCAAAGGCAGCCCGTGGGCGCAGCCACTCGACAACCCGCCCGAGGGCTATCTGTGCGAATACCTCAATTTTGAGCTTACACGGCTTGTCCCGTGAGAAAGGATTCTTTATGCCTGAAACTCTGGCAAAAAAGTTCGCGGTCAATGTGCTGACCCCGGATGCGTTCAAGAGCATCCCCAAAGGCTCCGGCAATCTGCTTTCCACATTCGACCTTTCCACCCCCAAAATCGACAGCACCAATGTCGTATGCGCCACGCAGGGCGGTGTGACCATCTCCTACAGCAACAGCATGGAGGATACGCTGGCCGACATCGACAACGCGCCCACCAACACCAAGCAGGGCAATGAGGTCACCGGAACCACCGCCACCATCGCCTTTACCACTCCAAACGCAAGCCCCGATGTGCTCAAGCTGGCCATCGGCACGGCTGACATCGACGCGGACGACCCCACCCATGTGGTCCCCCGCATCGAGGCTGCCCTGACGGACTACAGGGAGCTGTACTGGGTTGGCCCTATGATCGGCGGCGGCTTTCTGGTTTGCAAAATTTTCAACGCCCTTTCTTCCGGCGGCCTGAGCCTCAAGACGGCTCACCGGGGCGGCGGCTCCATGCAGATCACCCTCACCGGCTACGCTGACCTGGAAAACCCCACTCGGGCCCCCATGGAATTTTACTCGATCGTCAAGGCCCCGACCGGGGACTAAGGAGGACATATGCGCAACATCATCGATCTCGACGGCACCGAATACCTCAAGCGCACCTATGAGTGTGCGCAGGCTTATAAAAAGTACGTGGCAGACTCCGGCGTGATGGACATTCTGGGCCGCGAGCCGGAGCTGACCGGCACGGAGACGGACGCAGAGCGGCTGGAAAAGCGTCGGGCGCAGGCTAACAAAAACGCTGTGGACATGACCAAGCTGCTTTACACGGACAAGGCAGACCTCACCCTCGGCATCCTGCCCCTGTTCGTGGTGCTGGACAAGGGCGAGGAGCAGCCTCCCACCCGGGTGCTGGCCTCTGCCATGAGCCGGGCGCTCCGGGACGTGGACTTCATGGATTTTTTTCAGTCCTTGATGTGATTGGCGCGGACGGCTACCGGCGGCTGGTATCCACCATCCGGCTGGATATGCTCCGGCTGCTGGGCAAGCCGTACATCATGGAGCATATCCGCGCCGAGGTGCGCAGGCATCAGGAGGCACAGCTTTTCCGGGACTATGTGGCCGACGCCATCGGGCAGTATCTCGGCATCCAGCCCCTTTACTCCGGGCTTGCATCCAGGCATTTCCCCCTGCTGCACACCAAAGAAGACACCCGCACGGCGGAGCAGATCACCGCCGAAAATGCAAAGGCTCTGGCAGAGCTGTGCGGAGGAGGTGAAACGCCCTGAATATCTTTAATCTGGAGGCGACTCTGTCGCTGGATGATTCTGCTTACCGGCAGAGCATCCAAAACGTGCAGAACAGCACCAAAAAAGCTGTCACGGAGCTGGGCTCCGAGTACAGCAAAGCGGCGCAGAAAGTCGCCGAACTGACAAAGCGGTACAACGAATCAGCTGAAAAGACCGGGCGCACCTCTGTGCAGACCAAGGAGCTGAAAGCTGCTCTGGCCTCTGCCCGGGCTGAACTGAAAGAGACCACCTCGGCCCTGAAATCAGCGAACATCGGCATGACGGAGTTTGGCGGTTCATCTGAGACCGCCAGCGGCTCTCTCACCGGAGCCATCACAAAAGCTAACCTGCTTACCGGGGCCATCTCCAAAGTAAGCTCCATGGCCTTGTCTGCGGCAGAGGATTTTATCCAGACCGGCATCCGGTATAACGCCCAGCTGGAAGATTACACCACCGGCTTTACCAACATGCTGGGCAGCGCTGAGGCGGCCAAAGCGGCCATGGACGCCATTCAGGAGGATGCTGCCCGCACCCCATTTGATGTGGCGAGCCTGACACAGGCCAACCAGCTGCTCATCAGCGCCGGTGAAAACGCGGGATACTCCCGCAAGGCCATCATGGCGCTGGGCGACGCCGTTTCGGCTACAGGCGGCGGCAATGCAGAGCTGTCCCGCATGTCGGAAAACTTGCAGCAGATCGCCAACGTGGGCAAGGCGTCCGCTATCGACATCAAGCAGTTTGCCTATGCGGGCATCAATATCTATCAGGTTTTGGCCGACTACACCGGAAAATCGGTGCAGGAAGTCCAGAAGATGACCATCAGCTATAATTTGCTGTCGCAGGCCCTTATCGCGGCCAGCGAGGAGGGCGGACGATATTACAACGCCATGGACACGAAAAGCCAGAACATGAATGGCCGGGCATCCACGTTGAAGGATAACGTGAGCCAGCTGGCGGGTCTTATGACAGGTGACTTGAGCAGCGGAATCGGCGTGGTCATCGGCAACCTGAACGATATGGTGGTGGCTGCGCAGGACGCTTACAAAAAGGATGGGTGGAAAGGTCTCGGCGAAGCGATTCTCGGTCTGGACAACCCGATCAGCACCATCATCAGCAGTTTTGGCAGGCTGGGTTCTGCGGCTGTAAGCGCTCTGGATAGAGCCAGTTACGCCCTAAACAAGGCCCTTGGCAAAACTGCCTACTCCGATTATGACAGCTACGAGGACTACCGCGCATCGACGGACCAGCAGAACTCCCGCGACCGCCGCAGGCAGGCAGCGCTAAATGGCGTTGGCATCAGCAACAAGAGCTGGTCTGAGCGGCAGGCTGAGCTTGCTGCTGCCGCTGGCTCCGGCGGCAGCTCAATCCCCACTGGTGGCAGCGGTGGGAGCTCTTCCGGCGGCAAGCCTGGCTCAAAGTCCACCACCGAAACGGTCATTTCGTCCATCTCCAGAACGGCTACGACTACCGCTCAGAACGCCCTCGGCACCGTGACCACCAGCATTCAGACTCTCACCGAAAAGGTCAAGGACAGCGCGGGCAGCATCAAAGACCGAATCACCGAGACCACCACCACGACCGGCAAGGAGATGGTCGATGGCATCGAGACCACCTATAAACAGGTGGAGACCAAGGTTAACGGCGTGGTGACCAAAACCACAAAGACGTACGACGATATGTCGAAAACGCTGGCGGCCACCCTGACCCGCACCACCAGCAAGGTAGAAGGCGGCGTGACCACCGCGATTCAGGAGGTCACGGAGAAGTACGCCGATGGCACCGAGCACATCAAGACCACCGAGACCAAGACTGAGGAGAGCATCGTCGATGGCGTGGCCCGGACCACCAAGACCATCAACACCTATATCGACGGTGTGCTCCAGAACACCAAGACCGACACCGAAGAGGCTGAAAAAAGCATCCAGGCTGCGCTTTCCCGCACCGAAAAGTATATCTCTGAGATTCAGGGGCAGTCTGACAAAGGCATTTTCGGGCTGGTGAAGTCTCTCTTTATCGACATCAAGAACAAAGACGGCAAGGCCATCGCCGGGGATGTGGTAAAGGTCATTTTCGGGCAGGTGACGCAAGAGCAGCGCAACACCATCCTGAAATGGGCAGACGATGCGATGACTGCCATCAATGAGCACTACGCGCAGGGCGGCATTCAGGGGGCGCTGCAGAGCATTGCAGGCCTCTTCAGTAACGGTATCACCCCGGCGGTCAACGGCTCTACCAAAGAAGTGCAGAGCTTTGCCGCCGCCATGAAGGGCCTTTCCGGAACCGGGGGCTCTGGCGGCATCGTCAGCAGCATCCTCAAGCTGTTCGGCGGCGGTACGAAGGCTGCGGCGGCTGCCGGTGAGGCCGGGGCCGGGCAGGCCATTGCGTCCGCAGCGGGCGGAGCGGCCTCCTTCTTTCCGGAGTGCCTTGCTGTGCTGGCTGTCATCGCGAATGGCGTTATAGGCTTCAAGATGGGCCAGAATGCCCGCGCCCGCGAGGATTCTGGCGAAGAGCGCTCTCTGGGAAGCAAGCTTCTCTCCGGCGCGCTTCTGGCGGCCACCGGCCCCATCGGCTGGATCAGCTACTTTTTCGGCAAAAAGTTCGGCAAAAAGTCCTCGTCTTCGTCTGCCGCGGCAGAAAGCGCCTCGTCTGGCGCGCCGAGCTATCTGGACATTCAGGACGCCTACTGGTACGGCAACGAGCGGGCTTTTGCGGGCTACGACTACCGCAGCGACCCCTTTACCTACAACCCCAACAACAATTCCGTCCCCAAGTATCAGGCAGAGATACAGGCCCAGCTTGCAAAGCTGAGTGCTGTGGTGGAGCAGTATCTGCCCGACGTGGCAAATCAGCAGATCGTGCTGGATGACGGCACCATCGTGGGTGCTCTCGCCCCCGGAATGAACGACCAGCTGGGCCATATCCAGATGCTTGCAGAAAGGGGAAACTGAGATGTACGAGATTTTTGCATATCCCTACGGCGACCCCGAAAACAAGCTGACCGTCTATCAGCCGGGCAACCGGCAGGCTGTGGTGCTGTCGCCCAAGCTTACCCGCGAGGTGAGCAAGGGCGGCAGCCTTACTTTTACCATGCTGCGCACCCACCCCTGCTATGAATCCATGCAGAAGATGTCCACTGCTGTGGCGGTGCATCAGGACGGCAAGGAGATATGGCGAGGACGGGTGCTCAGCCACGAAGCCGACTGGCTCAACCGCCGAGTCATCTACTGCGAGGGAGCTCTCAGCTATTTCAACGACAGCTGCATTACCCCCTTTAATTACGAGGGCAAGCTGAGGGATTTTTTGGAATACCTCATCAAAGCCCACAACTCCCAGATCTCCGGCGGCGACGGCTACGAAGAGCAGACCAGCTACGACAAGATGAAAAAGTTTGAGCTGGGCAGGGTGACTGCCGCCCTCGGCGGCCTCGTGGTGAGCTACGGCGACCGCAACCAGTACGGCGTGGGCGAGGACTACGGCAGCACCTGGGACATCATCAGCAAAATGGTGCTCAAGACCTACGGCGGCTACGCTTACTGCACCTATAACTCCACCACCGGCATGAACGTGCTCAACTACTGCGACCAGGCATACGAGGCTGACCGGCAGACCGCCCAGAACATCGAATATGGCGTGAATCTGCTGGATTTTACCGAGAAGACCGACACCAACGACCTTTTTACCCGCATCTGGCCGATGGGCAACAAGCACACCGTCGAAGAGACCAAGACCCAATGGAAGTACAAATTCCTCTGGTTTAAGTGGGGCTCGACTACCGTGACGACCGGCACCCACGAAGAGCGCTACGGCATCAACGGCACGAGCCAGAGCGCCGTTGACAAGTACCTCCCGAAGAAGGGTTACAGCTGGAATCGGGAATACGGGTGGATACAGAACGACGAGGCCGTAAAAAAGTTTGGCGTGGTCTCCAAAATCAGGGAGTTTGACACGGACAGCAGCGACGCCACCTTTGCCGCCGCGGTGCAGGACCTGGAAAAAAACGACCTCATGACCATGAGCTATGAGGTCAAGGCCGTTGACCTTGTGGACGCGGGCTATGATACCGAGCGGCTGACCTTTGCCAGCTTTGCCCATATCATCAGCAAGCCCCACAGCATCGACGTGATCATGCTCTGCACCAAGCTTGTGGAGCCGCTCGACCACCCGGAGAAAAAGGAGTACACCTTTGGCATGACCCGGCGCACCCTCACTGACCGGGCCGTGGCAAATCTGGGCGTGACCAACGAGCTCTCCGAAAAGACGGCATCCACCAGCCGGTATGCAGGTGCAACGCAGATAGACACCACGCAGGCGGGCAAGACGGCCAGCGATTTCATCGACTACGCCCCCGCCTCCGGCATGACCGTCGGCCATGCCAGCATCACGGCCAACATCCATTTCGGGACGGACGGCCTGACCTTCTCCGGCGTGAAAAACGGCACCGAGCTGCAAAGCTGGGCTGGCTCCACCTTTGCGGCCCAGACCACGAGCATAGACCTCTCCGGCTATGCAGCGGTACTGCTCACCTACGACGGCGACGCCGCGGCGTGGGCTGCCGCCGGGGGCAGGGGCCGGGCCTTTGCGGTGCTGCCGGTGAACGGCAAGACCTACTCCATCCTCTTCCCCGGCGCTCTGGCCCAGCGGCGGGATGTCACGGCGTCCAAAAGCGGCGTGACCTTTGGCAGCGGATACCGACAGACGGCTGCAGGCGCATGGGTGCAGGATGATACGGCCTGCCGCCCGGAGGCGCTGCAGGGCTTTATGTAAAGGAGCGTGATTTTTATGGGTAAGCTCATGGGGGCAAAAATCGGCTCTCTGCACACCTTGAATGACCTCGGCCTTTATCTGTTGGTGGGCAGCCCGCTCATCTCCAACGCAGAGCCGGACAAAAAGCTTGTGCAGGTGCCGGGCGGAGATTTCCTGCTCGACCTCACCCGGGCTGTGGACGGCAAAGTACACTACCTCCAGCGCACCATCCGGCTTGACCTCAAATGTAAGGCTCCGCCGGATGAGCGCCGCAAGGTGCAGAGCGCCCTCGAAAACGCCTTGCAGGGGCAGTGGCTGCGCTGCGTACTTGACGAGGACCCGGCCAACTTCTGGATGGGTCTGTGGATAGTGTCACCACAGAGCAGAGACCGGCATACCGGCACATTTTCCATCACCGGCACCTGCAATCCCTACAAGTACAATGCCACCGCCTACGCGGGCGCAGACTGGCTGTGGGACGATTTTTATTTTGATGAGGACGTCATCTATGACGAGCCCACGGAGGTAAAGAGCCTGTGAACAAAACTTTCGAAGAAAACATCAACGACGTCCGCACGGCAAAGCGGGGCGTCGAGGTGCGGGAGGCGATGGCTGAGAGCCTTGAGTATGTGGAGGGCTTTGCCTCCACCGCCACCCAAAAGGCAGAGGAAGCCGCAGCCAGCGCTGGAACTGCCGCCGAGGCCAAAGCAGCCGCCGCTGCCTCTGCCCAGACCGCAGAACAGCAGGCGGGCATTGCCACGCAGCGGGCCGAGACTGCCACGCAGCGGGCCGAGACTGCCACGCAGCAGGCCGAGGCCGCCGAAAGCTCCAAGGCTGCCGCTGCGGAGTCCGCCAAGCGGGCAGAGCAGTTTGCCAAGGAGACCGAGGGCCGCGTCACCACCGACCCCACCCTGACCGTCAAGGGCGCTCCCGCAGACGCCAAAGCCGTGGGCGACCGCATCAACGCTATCAAAATCGAGACCGACAAGACCCTCACCATCTCCGGCGCGGCGGCGGACGCTGCGGCCACCGGCGTGCGCATCAAGCTGTTGGAGTTGGTGCAGGGCATGGACGTGAGCGGCATCAGCTTTGTTTCGGCCTTTGACACGCTTGACGGCGTAGAGCTGACGGGTGTGTGGAACAAGGCGGCGAGCCGGGTGGAGTTTTAAAAGGAAGGAGGATTTTAATGCAGATCAAAAACTTAGCCATTGGCGATGGCTTTGTATACCTGATGGAAGGCAGCACAAAAGTCAAGTTTTACGCGCTGTCCCACAACTACGAGTCGAGGCTGAACGGCAAGGGACGGACACTGTTTTGTAGAGAGAGTCCGGCGGGGAGTGGAACACATACTACGTCCGCAAAAGAGGATTACAGAGTCGATAGCAATAATGAAGACGCCTGGTACAAAAATACCTATGTGAATAAGTTTTCCGGCGAAGTACGAAAATTGATTGGTATGACAAAATATATCGGTCAATATGTTCATATGACTTATACGCAGAGCGGCAATCCGACTGGCAACGCAGAAATTGATAGTGAAACATACGAATCAAGCTTTTTTCCCCTTTCAACAGCAGAAGTCGCGCTAAGGGCCTTCGCCGATGGCTCTGCGCTTTCCTCAGCCGCAATCAGCAGGATCGCCAGCATTCAAACCCGCTACGGAAGCGGTATTTGGACGAGAAGTCCATCTAGGGTCCTTACGGGTACTAACTCGACAGTCTTTCAGAAATACTACTATGCCAACAGCCAATACATATCCGGTGCAAGTGGCTCCAGTCTTTCGACTGCCGAAGGAACTCCCGGCAGTTCTTACGGCTACCTTCCCTGTTTCACCCTGCCTGAGACGCTGTACATCGACAAGGACGGCTTCCCGACTGTGAACCAGCCGCCGGAGATCACTTCCGATGCGGGCGAGAGCGGCGTGGCGCTGGGCGAGAAGAACGAGCCGTTTACTCTGCCCTACACCGTGACCGACGGCGACGGAGACCCCATGACCATCACCGAAAAGGTGAACGGTGTGGCGCTGGCCGTCCGCGAGAACGTGTCCACCGGCACCGAACTCACAGTGCAGTGCCTGAGCGAGAAGGTGCTTTTCCAGCAGATCCTTAACGGAGAGAACACATTGGTGCTGGAAGCGGGCAACGGAAAGACCACGACAGAGTGGACCGCTACCTTTACCAAAAATGTGACAAGCGCCGTCCTCTCGCTGGCCCAGCCCCTGACGGCAGACGACACCATCACCGTGGCCGCGCTGACGCTCGAAGGCAGTTTCCCGGGAGACATGAGACTGACCGTGGAGCTGACTAATAACGCACGGGACGATGCCCCGGTGTGGGAGAACTGCACCGACATCCAGCGCGGCGAGAGCCGGGCCTTTGTACATCACGCCTTTGCCAACAAAACCGCCGCCAAGGGAGCGGCCTTTAACTACAAGGTGACGATCACCCGGGGAGCTTCCGGCGTCGGCGGCACTATCACCATGATTGGGGGTGTCATCGGATGAGTCTTTGCAAGATGGATAAGAGCCTGAAAGAGCTCCACCGGAAGCTGGCAGAGGAGCAGAAGCTCAGGGAGCTGCCCGGCCTCGTAGCGGAGATCGAGGACGCCCTGTGTGAGCAGGATATGGCATCACAGGAGCGGCAGGCGGCTATCGAGGACTCGCTGTGCGAGCTGGACGCCGCTGTCAACAAATAAGGAGGACATCAAAATGGACAAAATCTGGGCGAACCGGCTCATCGCCGGTACCAAGACGTGGGCAGAGATGCCCGCACGCCGCCATGCCGGAGTCAAAGCGGAGCTGGCAAAGCGGGTGGCCGACGGCGAGATCACCGCAGAGCGGTACAAGGAGATCACGGGGGAGGACTACAATGAATAAGCTGCTGGAGCTGCTGGAAAAGCTGGTGCGGGCCATCTTTGGCCCGGGGGACAAGCAGGACACCGGCGAACCTGAGCCTGCGCCCCAAGCCCCCAAGGCAGAGGCTGTCACCGGCTGGGAGGGCGGCCCGCCCTACCGGTACATCGACGTGAGCCGGTATCAGGGCCTTATCGACTGGGCGCAGGTGGCAGCGGCGGGCTACAAGGGAGCAATGCTCAAGACGGTGAGCACCAACCGCGAGTTCTCCAAGCGGTCGGACGGCCTGTATATCGACCCGACCTTTGAGACCAACTACCGCAACGCCAAAGCTGCCGGGCTGGACGTGGGCGTCTACTACTACACCTACGCCACCAGCGAGGCGATGGCCGACGAAGAGCTTGCCCTGCTGCGGCAGGCGGTGTACGGCAAGGAGCTGACCCTGCCGGTGGCGGTGGACGTGGAGGACAACAAGCTCAAGCCCATGAGCACCCTCGACCTCACCAACCTCACCGCCTACGCGCTGGAACAGGTGGAGAAGATGGGCTTTTACGCCCAGCTCTACACCTACACCGGTTACAAGTATGAGCTGGACATGGCTCGGCTGTCCTCTCGGTGGGACGTCTGGCTTGCCGACTACACCGGCAAGACGCCCAACGTGACGTTTAACTACAACGCCCACCAACACACCAGCAAGGGCAGCGTGCCGGGCATCTCCGGCAACGTAGACCTCAACGTCACTACCCTCAACTATCCGAAAATCATCCGCAAGAAGGGCCTGACCCGTCTCCGGGAGGGCAAATGACCGAAAAAGAAGCTTTGCTGTGGGTGCTGGGCATCCTGGGCAGCCTGTGTGCTGCAGCCATCACCATCGACAAGGTGCTGGAAATCATCCACAAGTACATCAAAAAGGCACAGGAGCCGGACAACGCGCAGAACAAGCGTCTGGATGAGCTGGACAAGCGCATCGGCGCCTTGGAGCAGGGCCAGCTCCAACACACACAAGCCCTTGCCCGCGATCTGCGCCGCTTCGACGAAATCGACGAGGTGAGCCGTCTGACCCTCGACGGGGTGCGCAATCTGCTGGACGCCCAGCTCTCCGGCAACAACCGCGAGGGAATGCAGAAGAGCCGCACCGACATCGACAACTATCTGTTAAAAGGAGTGACCAATCATGGTAGCACTGGCAACTAAGCTTTTTGACCTTATCCCTGCCCCGGTGGCGGCAGTTCTCATGCTGGGCGGCTTTATCTTTTACGCCCTGGGCTGCATTCGGCTGGGCTATGGCGCAGCGGTAAAGCCGCTGGTGCTGGACCTCATCGAGAGGGCCGAGCAGGAGATTCAGGGCACCAAGCGTGGCGCAGAGCGTAAGGCCTGGGTCGTCAAGATGCTCCGGGCCGCCCTGAGTACCAGCAAATACGGCAGGCTCATCAGCTGGGCCATCACTGATGAGACCATCGGTGCCGTGATTCAGTTTTTCTTTGACCGTATGAAGGCGGCGCTGCAAAAGCAGTAAGGAGGTTATTATGGCAAGCACTACATACGAGCATTTTGTTGACGCCAACAAAATGTACGCCGCACAAGAGCAATTTCGTGACATCACGAAAATGGTCTGCGCACGTCTTCGCGGCCTCACGAAAACATACCATTTTGCCGTCATTGGCAATATGGTGCGCAACGCCGGACAGCTGCCGCAGCCTTTCTGGCTTGGTGCTGCCTGTGGCGGCGGCTCGCGTAGTGCTGCCCGCTGCGCTGCAAAAACTTGACCGACAGCAGATGACCGCCGCCATCAAAAACGCACCGCTTGGGAGGGTAGACCGTAAGATAGCCTTACTGCGGTACGTTGAGCGGCTCCCACTACCGGACATTGCAGCACGGACACATTACAGTCGGACGGCGATAGGCTACCGGCTGAAAAGCATTGAAAAAATGCTGGATACGTTGTAAAATAATGTCAACGAAATCCGCCCGGCCTCTCGAAGAAGCGCATTAGGGCGGATATTTGTACAACTGACCAGTCTCCCGCACATCCAGCGTGAGACGTAAAAACCCCCGGTGCTCTGTTTGGAGCATCGGGGGTTTTTGTTTATTTGAGATATTCCCGCAGCGCCCGCAGGATAAGCTCCTCTGATGGATAGACCTCAAAGGCCTTGCCGCATATCACACACTTTTTTCTATCGTGCGACTCACCCCTGTAAGTCGGCGATGGCAACACCGCAGGCATTTGCGATTTTTTCGAGGGTGTTTACTCTCGGGACAGCCTTCCCGGATTCCGCATATTGGATGGTTGCAGTGGACAGCCCGGTCTTTTCTGCCAGCGCCCGGATAGTCAGCCCGGCGTTTTCCCGAGCGGCCTTGATTTTTACGGCAGACACGCCGAGAGTCTTATAATCGGGTGACATATATCCGATTTGGAACATGCCCTGCTGCTGCAACGGCAATGCTTTGAGCGCAAAGCTGTTATCCACGTCCTCGAGGTCTACATCCTTCAGAACGTAAGCGCAGGCGTTGTCAAGCTCCGGGGTCATCTTGTGGAGCTTGTGCGCCAGCGTGATTTTCACTATCACGCCACGCACGGGAAACCTCGTAGCGTTGTCAAGGTCTGCCTGATTCACGCGGTCGGGGTTGCAGGCTTTATCCAGCAAACGGTACAGCTTGCCCAGATTTTGGATGGTGGTGTTTTCCATTTTGTCCTCCTAACATTCACTTGTTCAGCATGTCCATCACGGCGTTGTAATGGCTTTCGTATTCCTCGGCAACGGCAAGCTCTTTTTCGACTTTCGCTTTCTGATAAGCTCGCTCTTCGCCGTAAATCTCGTTCTCGATCGCGTCGGGGATCTCAATGAATGCTTTCTGTTTTTTGCCATTGACCATCACATACACGCCGAATGCGTAATGCACGTTCTCCGGCCAACGGCCGATCTGCTGCTTGTAGGCACCCGCCTTCATTTCCTGCCCATTCACCAGCAGGGAATTGATGGTGTACTGCCATTCGTGGCACAATACGGAGAACTCGTTGCCGTCGCTCGAGGTAGTTTTTTCGGTAATGACCTTTTTGTCAATGTCGAGTTCGATTTTTGCGCCGCGGGCGGTATTCCAAGAGTATTTCATTTTTTGTCCCTCCATCTGTGTTTCCTTTTGACACCATCATTATACCACAAAACTAATACAAGTGATACAGGCGAAGTCACCAGACTTTGCCTTATTTTTTTGTTTGTTTTGTGTCAGTTGTATCAGGTTTAAGCGGAGTTCAATCGAGTGTTTTTGTCCTTCGTTATGCGTTCGTTGCCTCTTGGCTCTCCTTAAAAAGATAAACTGGGCGCAAAGGGAGGGAAGCGCCATGTGGCACAAGTTTAACCCCAACCCCCACGGGAGCAGCGTCGGAGACTGTGCTGTGCGGGCGGTAGCAGCGGCCACCGGCAGGAGCTGGGAGCAAGCTTATATCAGCCTTGCGCTCACTGGTTACGCCCTCGGCGATATGCCCAGCGCCAACCGCACATGGGGCGCATACCTCCAAAAGCAGGGTTACAAGCGCCGCATGGTGGAAGCCGACTGCTCCACCTGTTACACCGTGGCAGATTTTGCCCGGGAGTACCCGCGCGGCGTGTATGTACTGGGCTGCTCCGGCCACGTTCTGGCCGTCATCGATGGCAAGTGGTGGGACAGCTGGGACAGCGGCGCAGAATGCCCGATCTACTACTGGTACAAGGAGGAGTAAACGATGCCTTACAATCCGTATGCGTATCAGATGCCGACATACTACGGCCAGCCAATGCCAGACAACCTCACTCAACTCAGGCAGGGAGTGGGCTATCAGTCTCCCATGATGCAGCAGCCGACAGCACAGACGGCACAGGCTACGCCCTCTATCATCTGGGTGCAGGGGGAAGAGGGCGCAAAAGCCTATATGGTCGCCGCAGGCAACAGCGTACTGCTGATGGACAGCGAAAACAGCGCTTTTTACATCAAGAGCACCGACGCCAGCGGGATGCCGCTGCCTCTCCGCGTCTTTGACTATAAGGAACGCACCACGGCGGCAAAAATGCCCCCTCAGACGGCGCAGCAGCCCGGCGGGGAGTTTGTCACCAGGGCAGAGTTTGACGCCCTGGCAGCCCGCTGTGCAGCACTGGAAAAGCAGGAGCCCACAAAAACCGAAACGGAGGTCAAGTAATTATGGCGAACCCTCTTTTTAACGTTCTGAGCGGCGGTATGCCTGCCATGTCCGGCCCTATGGGCCAGTTCGGACAGATGATGCAGCAGTTTCAGCAGTTCAAGGCCAACTTTCAGGGCGACCCCAAAGCAGAGGTGCAGAAGCTCTTGCAATCAGGCAAGATGTCGCAGGAACAGCTGAATCAGCTTCAGGCTATGGCACAGCAGTTCCAGCAGCTTTTGCCTCACTAAGTCGTAACCGTGGCCACGGTTCAAGCATAAAAATCATTCAAAACACACGAAAGGAGTACAAAAATGTCTCTTTCTTCCGATTCTGCGGTTCTGACCATGCCTGTTCAGCCCGCAAACACCAACGGCGGCAACGGCTTTGGCTTTGGCAATGATGGCGCATGGTGGATCATCATCTTGTTCCTGTTCGCCTTCTGCGGCGGCTGGGGCGGCAACTGGGGCGGCAATGGCAACACTGGTGCCGGTGTCGTGGACGGCTACGTCCTGACCTCCGATTTTGCCAACGTCGAGCGCAAGATCGATGGCGTAAACAACGGCATGTGTGATGGCTTTTACCAGCAGGCGCAGCTTGTCAACGGCGTGCAGCAGACCGTAAACAACGGCTTTATGTCCGCAGAGATCAGCCGCGCAAACCAGCAGGCGGCGTTCATGCAGCAGCTGTTTGCCATACAGATGCAGCAGCAGGAGTGCTGCTGCGAGAACCGCTCTGCCATTCAGGGCGTCAATTACAATTTGGCCACCCAGTCCTGCGAGACCCGGAACACAGTGCAGAACACCACCCGGGACATCATCGACAACCAGAACCAGAACGCCCGCGCCATCCTTGACGCCCTGACCGCACAGCGCATCGAAGCAAAGGACGCAAAGATCGCTGAGCAGGGTCAGCAGCTGTTCGCAGCACAGCTTGCGGCATCTCAGGCAGCCCAGAACGAAACGCTCAAGGCCTACATGAGCGGTCAGCTGGCCTACTACAACCCGCGCCCTGTGCCCGCATTCCAGGTACCCGCACCCTACCAGTACGGTAACTGCGGCAACGGTTGCGGTTGCAACGGTTGCGGCTAACCGAATAACGGCAACTGACTGCAAATTGTAGTCTGTTCAGCCCCTGAGCTGATTTTGCAAACCAGAGCGCCGGGGCAGTAGTCCCGGCGTTTTTTGATGAAAGGAGCCGATAAAATGGCTGAATTTAGCAACTCTAACACCGTCAGTGTGGCGGCGGGTGAAAACCTTCCCCTGACTGAGACCGCGGTAAAAGCCCCTGCCTGCATCATGCACCGTGAGGGCAGCGGCCTCGTGACCCTGCGCGGTCTGACCAATCAATGCAAAGCGCGCTTCAAGGTAAGCTTTGGCGGCAATATTGCCATTCCCACCGGCGGCACTGTGGGACCCATTTCCGTGGCGCTGGCTGTCGGCGGTGAGGCACTCAATAGCGCGACAGCCATTGTCACCCCGGCGGCAGTCGAAAATTACTTCAACATTTTCGTGGCCGCTTTCATCGAGGTGCCGCGCGGCTGCTGCGTGACCGTGGCGCTCAAAAACACCAGCACCCAGGCTGTCAGCATCGCCAACAGCAATCTGATCGTTGAACGGGTAGCGTAAGAAAGGAGATAAAATCATGCTGGATAAACTGAATCACCTGAAGGATGAGATGTGCGACGAGCTCATGGAGCTGACCGACAAAAAGAACCGATCCCCGGGCGATGTTGAGATGATCGGCGAGATCGTGGACATCATTCTGGACATCCACCGCATCGAGGACTACTGCGAGGGCAGCGAGTATAGCCGTGCGGGCGAGTGGGAAGCTGACATGCGTGGATCCTTCAACCGTGACGCTGGAAACGGTTACAACCGGGGCAACAGCTACGCCAACCGTGGCCGTCACTATGTGCGCGGACACTACTCCCGCACGGATGGTCGTGAGCGCATGATCTCTGACATCGAGGACATGATGCAGGACGCCACCGGTGCAGAGCGAGACGCTTACAAACGCGCGGCAGACATTCTGCGCAACGCATAAGGGAGGAGGGCGGCAGGTATGGACATCGACGAGATCAACACCCATATCCACAAGCTGAAATGTGGATCCACTGACTGGCAGAGCGTGGAAAAGCTTGCCGCCCTCTGCGCTGTGAGAAATGAGCTGGAAGAAAAGCAGGCACCGGCAGAAATGCAGACTCAAGAGCTGCCTCCCACGTCGTACCCGGCGGCATACTCCACAAAAGCAAATCCGCAAAGCGAGTTCGTGGAAGCTGCCAGCGCCGCGCCCTTTGGCGGCTTGATGGAAGTGCTTGATGAGCACATGAGCGCCATAAAGCTTGCATACCCGAAAGAGTATGAGTTGGTCATGCGGAAGATAACTGCATTGTAAAACGACACAAAATGTGTTATTTTTACATGCAGCCAAAACTTGAAAAGCTAAATTTTTAAGTTTAATAAGCTAACGTAAGACTAACAAACTTTGAATTTTTATCGATAAATGGCAAAATAAAACTGATTTGTAATCAGTGGGTTGCAGGTTCAACTCCTGTCACCAGCTCCAAAAATAAACGCACGAACGATAAAAATAAATCGTCCGTGCGTTTTTGTTTTTGCTTGAAATGCCTTGAAATTCTCTGAATGAACGTGACAATCTAACAAACAATCTAACAAATCAATACTTCATCTTTTGCATTTCCCGCAACAGATAATCCGGGTCATTGTGGGAGACGTACTTGTTGGCTGTGGTGGAGAAATTTTTGTGGCCCAAGATGGCCTGCACGGCGGTTTTTTCCAGGCCGCACTCCACCATCTTGCTGCTGGCCGTGTGGCGCAGCGTATGCGGATGCACCCCCTCTATGTGGCACTCCTGCATCAAGGCCCGAAACCTTGTAGCCACGTTGCGCTTGTCCAGCTTTGTGCCGGCTTTGGACGGTATCAGCCACTCACAGCCGCTGTCCAGCATCCAAAAGGCAATGATTTTATAAATGGGGTCCAAAATAGGGATAATGCGGTTTTTGCCCGCCTCGGTCTTTTCGCCGCCCTGCATATACCGCTCTTTTAGATGCACATCGTCGCAGCGCATGGAGAGCAGCTCATCGATACGCATACCGGTGTAGAGAAGCACCATTGCGATTTGTGCTGTCTGCCCAAGCTTCGGGTCATCTTGCCGGCTGCTGATCTGCTCGATCTCCTGAGCGGTCAAGGTGCGCTCTGCCTTGCCTGTAGCCGCCGGGAGCTGCAAGAGCATAGCATAGTTTTTGTTTATGATGTCCTGAGCCATTGCCCACTCGCAGATCTGACTGAAAAGCGTGCGCTGCTTTTCGCAGGAGCTGCGGGAGAGGCCCTTTTCCACCATCCGGTCAATCACCTGTTGATAGTCTGCAGTTTTTAAGTCCCGGAGCTGTCGGTCATACAGCGGCGAAGCCTTTGTATAGGCCAGCTCATAACCCTTTTTCATGTCAGTGCCGAGCTTGTCAAATTTGGGCTGCGCTTTCCATTGGGCGTAGGCATCCGCAAAAGTACATTTCAGACGCGCTGCGGGGGTGTTCTGGGCGTTGTAAGCGTCCAACGCTTGTACTGCTTCACCCGGCGTCGCAAACGTCCCCAGAACGTCTCGCTTGGCTGTCAGGGCCACATACGGTTTTGACCTCGTCCCGCTCAACTTATATACGCTGCCGCTGCCCTTTGGGCGGCGGCGCTTTTTTCTTTGCTGCGGGGCGGCTTCTGGCTGCTTCTTGCCGCAGTAGGGGCAAAAAGATGCATCATCCGGTATTTCCCGACGGCAGCAGGCTCGAATACACTTCAAAGCTCTTCACCTCGCTTTGCGGTATAGTCAGCCTCGCCGCTCTTCGCGGCCTCTTTTCCCGCCTGGTACGCCGAGCGCAGCAGATTCACCGGAGGCTGGACTTCCCACGGAATCGGGTCTGTTCCTGTAGCCACGGCGAACTCGTAGTTGTCCAGTATTTGGCCGCAGACAGACACCTTGTTTTGTAAGGGAGTATGCAGATTTGCGCACACCTCAGCAAACACCGCCGGTGGATAGCTGCCATGTCGGCCTAAAAGGATAAACAGCACCATCTCTTTTACGATTCGCGGCGCTGTGCGAAAGTATTCTGTAAGCGCCTTGTCCAGATCTTCGTCTGATTTGCGCTGTATGGGCTCTTTGTAAAGCTCTGGGTGCAGCATTTCTTGCATGGCGGGGAGCGGAGAAGCCCCGCAAGCCTCGAACCAGTCCATTATCTTGTCGGCCGGTGGGCTGGACGCCCCACACTCCCAGCTCTGAACCGTAGCCTTTCCCTTGTTGATCCGGCGGGCCATGTCGACTTGGCTCAAGCCTGCCGCGACTCTGGCCCGCGCCAATGCGAAACCAAGCTTTTCCGCAGTAAAGTAGCTCATCAATTATAACCTCGCAAATTCCCATGCCATAAAAACAAAAAGTGACATGGGGAAAACCCATGCCACTCGACAGAACAGAAATTCTTCAAGTTTTCCCATAAAATGGTAAAATCTAAAACAAGTTGGACAAATTGAACAAAAACAGAGGTGAAACAAAATGGATTTTGAGCAAAGAAGCGGTAAAGAAACCGAAATGACCATCATTGACGGGATGCCCGCCACCGTTTTGATGGGTACCGCGCACACACCTGAACCTTGGGAGGACTAAAGATGGACAAGATGAAGTTGTTTTGCACCCACATCCGCGCCGCGCTGGCCTGCTATGAGGATATGCCGCCCGAGGGACAGGCCCGGGCTCGACTTTTCGTGATCCGCAAGGCCGGGGACATCCGGCAGCTCAAGGCCGCAGCAGACGCACCCGGCGGGGAGCTGGCTGGGGAGCTGTTGCAAAAAATGCAACAACCGACTGACCACAAATAATATCGCGCATATTTTGCACGTTGCTCGCGCAAAACGCGCGTATTTAGCAAAAAGTCAGCGTAAATTTCAGCGACTCATCGCAAATGCTAAATTTTTCGCGCATTTTTGCGCGATTAAACGCACTTGACGCATTACAATCAACGGTTGTATAATGCGGTTGTGAACGAGTTACAAGCCTAATAGCTGAGCTTTCTTGGCATTGTACTCTGCCTCCGTAACAGCTCCCATATCCAGCAGTTGCTTAAACTTCAAAAGCTCATCGGCGGCGCTTGGGACAGCCGTAGCGGCAACCTGCGGCTTCTCCTGGCTGACTTTGCAGCTCTTGAGAAACGCAGTCATTCCGCCGGGATAAACCGTTGTCGGCAAGCTACTTTCGCCCAGTGGAAGCGCAAAGCGGATAGACACGCTCTCTTTACTGCGACCCTTGCGGGTCTCTGTTTTAGCGGTGGCGGCGCCCACGATCGCACCCACAGGCCCGGCAACGGCTGCGCCGATCACGGCCCGGCCAATGCCGCCCTTGGTTTCTGTCACTGTTAGATCGTCTGGCGCGTCAGATTCATACCCAGCGACTTCATCAAAGCTGTAGATCATACGAGGGCCTTTATCACCGCCGCGGTGTCCAATGCAAAACAGCCGGTTTGGTTTGTCAATCGACACAAAGAGCGCGTCACCATCATAGATGGAATCGGTTTCTTTGAACACCTTCCGACGCTGTTCCAGTGTAGCCCAGTATGCCGCAAGCGCGGCTGTCGGCTGCTTTGCCGCCCGGAAGCCCAACTTTGAGTAAAAGAAATTGCTACATCCGGCGCAAATCAGACCGTCAGCACTCTTCTCACGGTTGAGCAAGCCAAGCTTTCCGCCGCAGACAGGACAGGCATTTGCCATAATAAGCACCTCACATATACAAAAATAGGCAGCCAACCAGCTGCCGAAAAACTAAATTATCAAGGAAAATACCAAAGGAGGAAAATAAAGTGCAAGAAAGCAGCACAAAGTTTGCAAATTGTGGTATAATGGAAGAAAAAGAAAAGTGCCGCCTCAAAGCTTTATTTTCTTCTCTGTCGGCACAGGAAAAACAAGAGGTGCTTTCCTATGCGGAAAGCCTGCTCAACAGCAGAAAGGAGTAAATCTGTGGATAAGTACGAGATTGAACTGGGCCGATATAAAACCAGAATTTTTGCTCTTCTGGCAACGGAAGCGTCCGGCCTGCCCGGAATCAAAAGCGAAGAGTGCGCAAATTGCGACCACCGGTGCTCTCTTGAAATCGGGTGTTACTGCTTCAACTACGGATGCGGAAAGGGCAAGACCACGGAAGAGCTGCACGAAGCATTTGACCGCGTTTGTGATGCCCTTAAAATTTCTGACCGAAGATGGACGCCAGCAAATCCAATGCGGCCTGAAGTATTTGATTCTCCCGATCTGCTCGAAGTTCTTGAAGATAGGCTTCTCCAGCTAGCGGAAGAGAATAAATGTACTCGCTGGGAAGAAAGCCACCCACCCCGTCAGGAATGTACTCTTTGCGACGCTCATCAATCAGACCGCGGCCCTTCAAGTTCTGAATGTACCTGTTCTGGCCGTTGTGGCTGAAATCCTCGCCGGAAATGAGACAGACTTCGTGCTGGTTCATTTTCCCGTTGTGCTTCTCCATATATAATAGGAGAGCCAGACTCTTTTTGTCCAAAAACTCAGCCATTGGAGTTTTCCTTTCTTGAAGCAACCTTAAATTTTGCATATTGCAACACGTCGGCAAGCTCCTGTTCGGTCAACTGATCGAGCACGGCGTTGAATGCTGCATCCAGCCCACTCCCTTCACCGGGGGCGGGCTTTTCTTTTTGCTCCTCGCCGGTGAGCTCTTTAGAATCAACTCCAAAGTAGGTTGCGATTTTTTCAACGGTTGCTTTTCGCGGGGCGCTTCCATTTGCCCATCTTGTTACAGAAGAGCGCTGAAGCCCCATATCCTCTGCTACGGCAGATGGCGACTTGCCAATGCTATTGCAAAGGCGAACGAAGTTCAAATAGAACAAAACGCCACCCCCGTTTTTGTGCAAGTCTACAAATAGGCAACAAACGCAACAAAACCTATTGACTGTTGCGTTTGTTTACGTTATAATACAGACACTGCTTGTGAACAAACGCAACACGAAAAACGCCTGAACAGAAATCGGGGCGTCCGAATGCTATTGGTAACCTTGCAATTACATAATAGCACGTTTTGTGAACATTTGCAACAGTATTTTGACACGGCGACAAGAAAAAATCTGCCTGCGGTTGTTTCACAGACAGATTTTTCACCGATTTGTCACCAGAACGCACTTGCGCCCCGGCGGTAATGCAAACATGCGCGTTTGCACGTCTTTTGCGCCATGCGCGGCGTAAAAGTAACGCCAGGGCTGCAAAAACAACTTGCAGGGCTATGGGTACGCCGCTTCCTTTGGCGGGTCGGCACCGCCTTGTAAGCCCTAGCGCTTCACGCACTTGCTCATGTCTGGAACTGGCTGGCTCAAAAGTTTGGTCATCGAAATCACCTGCCTTTTGAATCAGTTTAACTAGGAGCCTTGAACAGTATAGCAAATCGGTGCGCCGTTGTCAATTTATTAACACATAACAGGGAGGTGGAAGAGTGCCTGAACCGTGGACTGGCCGTCTGATTGGCCGAATGCACAACAACAAAGTCACGCTGGAACAGCTTGCCGCTTATCTGGGCTGGACGAAGAGTTATTGCTCGATGATCCTGAATGGCCAGCGCAAGCCGCGCGGCATCCGCGAGAAAATGGAAGCCGCCGTGAGTGACATCATCAAAGGAAGGGAGGCAGAGCCGTGAACCAAAACAAAAAGCCCAGCCGGAAGCCCGACTGAGACGCAACCACGATTACGATTATCTGCATTTTGATAACCGTGCTTAATGTGTCACTTGTAGTATTCCAAATATTATGGTGGCTGCTAAGGAATGGAGGATAGATATGACCAAAGAAGCCCTGGATAAAAACGAAGAACTTCTCAGCAAGCAGTTGGAGCTGCTTTCTGAGAAGTCCTCGAATGCTGATTTGGACACCCTAGTAAAACTTACGGATGCAATGTGCAAGGTTTACAGGACGCTCACTGATGCTCCTTAAAGTATCCAGAATCATGCTTTTCCCTGTGGTCCTTTCGGATTTCATACAGTGCTTCCCAATACATGGTATGAATTTCCGCAGGAGTCTTCCCGCTCAAATCCTGATGCTGAACGTAGGCCAAGGCAAGAGCTTCAGAAAGAGAACTCGGAAAAGTTTTGAAATCACTCATTTTGTCACCCCCTTTCCCTGCCTATTATAACAGGCACCGGGGTGGACGACAAGAAAGGACAAAATATGGCAAACATTCAAATTTTCACAAGCCCCGAGTTTGGGGACATCCGCACGGTAGACCAGAACGGCGAGCCGTGGTTCGTGGGCAAGGACGTTGCGGCGGCGCTGGGCTACGCAAAACCCGAAAACGCGCTGGCGGCCCATGTCGATGAACAGGACAAAACCACTACCCTGATTCAGGGTGATGGTTCCAACTACAAGAGCAAAACCACTGTCATCAACGAGTCCGGCCTGTACAGCCTGATTTTTGGAAGCAAGCTGGAAGGGGCGGTGCGGTTCAAGCGCTGGGTGACAAGCGAGGTGCTGCCCGCCCTGCGCAAGACGGGCAGCTACATGATGCCCAAGCTCAGCAAGGAGATGCAAGCGCTGTTTATGCTTGACAACCGCACCCAGCGGCAGGAAGAGCGGCTCACCGCGTTGGAGAACACCATGACGGTGGATTACAACCAGCAGCGTGTGCTGCGCAAGGCCATCAGCCGGGCCGTCATCGCGGCGCTTGGCGGCGAGGACACCCCGGCCTACATCGACAACCACGTGCGCAGCAAGGTGTACAGCGAGTGCAACCACGATGTACAGGACTGGTTCCGGGTGAACAGCGTGGGCAACATCCCCCGTAAGCGCTTTGACGAGGCGGTGGAGTACATCCAGCGCTGGAAGCCCAGCACCAACACCGTGATGCTGATCCAGCAGACCAACGGCCAGACCAGCTTGTTTGCCGCAGCCGCTGCCCAGAAGAACACCACCACCGCCGGGAAGTTTGTCAAGGAGGTATAAGCATGAGTGAGAAGATCATCGCCTACAAGGCCATGGACAAAAACATGATGTGCCATGGCAAGCAGTATGAGGTGGGCAAGACCTACCATGAGGACAAGGCCGACTGCTGCCACGCTGGTATGCACGCCTGCGAGAACCCGCTGGATGTGCTGCACTATTACCCGTTGAGGGATAGCCCGCGCTTTTTTGAGGTCAAGTGCGGCGGGAACATGGATAAAAGCAGAGAGGACAGTGAACTGGCCTGCACTGAGCTGACGGTGAAGGGCGAGGTGAGCTTTGCGGGGCTTGTAAAAGCTACGGTGAATGCCGTTTTTAATCGGGTGAAGGGCAAAGAGCCTTTTTCCAGCAGACGTTACAGCACGGCGGGTGCCAGCGGTGATTACAGCACGGCGGGTTCCAGCGGCGATTGCAGCACGGCAGGTGCCAGCGGCGATTGCAGCACGGCGGGTGCCAGCGGTGATTACAGCACGGCAG